GCTTGTAATAACAATATTTGAAACTGGTTCTTGAATATTGGGATTAACAATTGAAATTGGCACATCGATATAATGAGCGCCATGATCAATTGCATCAAACTTTTTCGGATTGTACTCAAGCGCAGTAATAGTAAATTGATGTGAATCACTTTGAACTACTGACAAAACCCTAAATTTAAGCGTTGCCAAATCTTGAGCATCAATAACCCAAACGTTTTGAGGTGCAATTTCATCAAAAGCCACAGAAACAGTTATGACGCGGCCTGTAATTGCTTGAACAATACGAGTTTGGGCTTTGCCATCCTCACCATTAATTACTAGACGGTCCCCAGCTATTGCAACAACGTCATCACGATCAAGAGTAATACTTTTTCGATCTGCTGAAATTGCTGAAATGCGACCACCGTTTGCTCTCCCAGCAAAAATAGGATCCGCAACTTCAATCACTTTACCCGGCAAAGGAATATGGCCGTCTAATCCAACTTTAAAAGTCACAGTACGTGTTTCAAGTTGTTCAGACTTTAAAGCCCACAGTCCTACTCGTTGTGCTTGCCCACGCGATGTGCACCCCCACGCATCAAGCTCAAGTAAGCGCACCTGTTTCATTTCAGAAATGGCTTTCTCAACACGCACAAATTCATATTCCGTCTTATAGTGATTGGTTGGGTTATCCCAAGCTACTTTTACTGCATTATGTCTATCACGGGCACGTGTGCCATTATGATCTGGCTCCCCGATAATATTTGCACGGGTATATGTGAAATAGGTGTCTTGTGGAATATCAGCATCACAAACAATACTATCCCCATCCCAATAAGTTATTGCCCTAAATACCCCTGCTAATTTTGTAAGAATGCTATAAGCATCTTCAGCGCTCTGAAGATAAACGTTACATGTGAAACGTGGTTCTTGACCGCCTAATCCGTCTGGTACCAACTCATCACAATATTGGGCTAAACGGTATAAAGACCATTTATCAAGCATTCCATCTGTAATTCGCTCACCAATTCCATAGCGCTTAGATGTGCAAAGATCATAGTAAATCCAAGCTGGGTTATTTGAATATGCGCGTTTAAAAGTACCATCCCACATGCCAACATATTCGCGGGTTTCAGAGTTGTAGTTCGTTGGGACTTTGATTTTTACGCCCTTCAAATCAACCGCTAATTTTGCAACTGAACCGCCAAAGGTTTCGGCATCGTATTGCAGTGAAACTAATGCTGTATTTGGGTAGCGTAATTTCGCGTCTATTACCTCAGTGACAGCCTTAACATACATTTTGTCGCTGATATATTCAGACGTTGAATTTGGCGTGATGCGGCGAACACGAACAAGCCAGCCTGAATCGGCTTTGGGTAAGTCAATACGATGTGGACGCTCATAATTATCAGATGTTTTATCTGAAATTTTTGCTCTTAATACTTCTGACCATGCTCCGCCATCTGTTTGTAAGTCCACCGCGTATTCAATGGTATAGCCAGTAACATCACCATTTGTTGGGTCTTGGTTGCGTAGAGGTCCCCAACGTAAACGTAAACGTACTGCATCAAGATCTAGGTTGTTAAAAGAGCGAACCCATGGTGTAGATGATTTAAGCTCTACATCAATCGGGATTTCATTTTCAACTGCCGGGAAGCCTTCAATATATTCTTGATCGTTTGTTCCTGGTCTAAAATTAACAGTGATGTTATCAAAGTTCTTGTTGCCGTTTTCATCTTGTAAAGGTGTATCTTCAAGCAAAATTGATTGGTAGCCGTTTGCTAATCCCTCGACTTCACCCTCCGCTAGACCAATCAACTCTTTTATATAAGTTTTAGATTGTGCGGAGTCTGGTGCAACTACTGGTTGTCTTGGTTGCTGGCTTCCCTTTTTTGCGCCTTTTACCATCGCTGTCATATCAAATCCCACGCAATAAAAAAGGCGCTAAAAAGCGCCTAAAATCTAATAAAATTTACATCTGATCTTCTGGATATTGACCAGCACTTAAAACGAAGCCGCCGACTTCACGTCTACCATAGAGAATCGGTACCGGGTAACCTTGCGCTGCTGTGGTTACTGCGCTCCCAAAACCAAAGTTTGCTCTGTTTCCATCTTGATTTTGATTCTGGGTTGTCTGAACTTTTGGCATGAGCATTGATGCAACCCCTCCCATGGCCATACCTGCACCTGCTCCGATTAATGCCATACCTGTTGTAGTGGTCGCACCAAAGGTGAAATAACCAGCCACCATCATGACTACGCCTAGTACAATTTGCAAAACCCCATTATTACCACCAGCACCAATAACGCGCGGGACAATATGAATAATGTCGGCTTCAGTAGACATATCAAGCTGCTCTTCACCGATATTGTCACCAGTGATTAGGCGCTTGGATTCATGATCGTAAATTGCTGGGCGCTTCTTACCTCGTTTATTGCTTGAGCCTTTACCTTTAAGAAAAATTGCAAAAGCCAACCCTTGTTCATGGGCATGCGTCATGAAGTGTTCGAAGCCAGCGATCTGAACTGATAAAGCACGCATGGCTTCACGCGTATTTGCGACATCGAGCTTAAATTCACGACCAAACTTTTGCCCCAAGATGCCGTACAACTTAATTGTTTTTAACATCTCTATGCCTCAAGATTTTTACAGTACGTTCACGCCATTGCCGACCATAAATTTCTCGTACTGATTTTCTGTTATACGGATGATGAAGTATTAAACTTGAACCTATGCATTGCTCAGTTTGCTCCGATTTAAGCTGCCCTTTATCACCAAGCCAAATCACTGCATGATTGGGATGCTCTGTACGCCCAACACGACAAACAAGCATATCGCCATAATGCGGTGTATCCACTTCATAGAAGCCTGCTTTTTCATAATTTTCAAGATAAAGGGATGGATGATCTTTGTCTTCCCACCACTCATCATCCCGCTTAAAATCCATAAGTTCTATGCCAAATTCACGACTATAAAAATCACGTACAAGCGCATAACAATCTTGCCAGCCATGAAAATAATTACGCCCCACTAAAGGGGCGCGATAACCGAAAGGCTCGTAGACTTGAAAATCAAGATCTGGATATGAACAAATCACCCACGGTTTTTTGTGCAGTTCAATTTGTATCAAATCAAGCTCAGATGCTTTTGTAGTTCCATCTGGATGAGAGTGCACATAAGCTAAGATTTCGCCTTGATCTTCAGCACTTGCCAAGTCTTCGGGATGAATTTCAAATTGATCTGATTGTTCAGCGATATTACAACAAGGAATATATTGCTTTTCGACAATAACCCCACAGCATTCATGCGGGTAACATGCATCAGCATGGGCCATGATTGCTTTTTTAATTTTTGCTGTCAGTTTCATAAGACCTCACAACATGCTTGAAGCTGGAAACCCGCCAAAAGGTAAAGGCTTGTTTTTACCAAAACGACATTCACAACCAGACAATCTGTATGAGCAACGATCTAAAGCAGGGTTGTCTGTTGGCTCATCTTTCTCGGTAAACATTGAAGCCCCAGTGTAACCGCACTCTTCCCCGCGATATTCCCAACTACAATAAGAAGTTATTTGGCGAACTGGGATTTTCAATCCTTCAAAATCAATCGGATTTGAAAGTTCAAAAGTAACCTGTTGGGCATTTTCCGATGTCTTCTGCTCAATAAACCATGTTTGTTCTTTGGACTCGTTGGATGCTGAAGGATTGCCAGAAGTGAAATTTTCAGCATCTAGATATTTAGCCAAAGTAGTAATAACTTTCAGTTTCGCCCCAGCAAAATCTTTAAATTGTAGACAATAAGCAGAAACAGCATGCTGAATGCCGTTAATATTGTTTGCCATTGTCAATGTAGGTGCTGAAGCTTTACCTGTTGAACTCATTTCAAGGCCACTTACCTCTAGTGCCATTGGTTCAAAAACTTGACCTTGCCAGATAATATTGCGGTTCCATACTTTTTGATCACCAGCATCAAAAATCTTCCCAATGCTTCCTGAATCTGCACCGATCAATCCTTCAGATCCGATGGATGAGTAAATTTTTTCCCAGTCTTGAAAAGAAATATGACCATGAAAACGTAAAATGCCAGCCCCAAGTGAGCTGGCATCTAGTTCATACAAATGGATTAATCCATCTACATACAGCTTCTGGAAATCACTATTCAGGGTCATGAATCACCTCGTCATAGATTGGATTTCCGTCTTTGTCTAAGACTGGCACATCATCAAAAATAGGTTTACCTTCGCTATCAACTGCTTGTACCCATTCAAATACTGGTTCACCATTTTCATTAATTACAGGCTGTTTTGTGAGTGTTGCCATTCCAGCAGAATCAGTAACAAGATAAGTTTCTTTTTTCTGGAATGGTTTTCCGTCCACCATTACAACTCTACCTTCATCATCAATGAGTTCAGTTAAACGGGTCATAAAGGTTGGCTGCATTGAATATTTGATTTGCTGAACCATTCGTGGCTGCTTTTCAGTGCGCGGCACTTTTCTAACGATTGTCTTCTTGATACTGTTTAAACGAATATCAATCCAGCGCGGCTCACCGTTTGCGTTATTTGGGATATCAATTGGTTCCTCATGATTAGCAACAATATCGCCTTCCTCATTTAGCTTTTTCTTGAACGTTTTAATTTCAAGATCACCATTCTCTAGAGTTTGATATTCAACTGCACAAATCTTATTACCATGGGTGTCAGTTGGAATTTCAATCCACCATCCTTCTTTAGCAAATCCTGAACTCCCTTTAATTAAATAATGGCCTACATCGAGCTTTTCAAAAGTAATAGGCTGTTCCGCAGCTTCACTATTTAACTCAGTTTTATCTGAAAATAGTTTTACGATAGGTGAGGCAGCTTTAATAAAACCGTTCGAGTCTGTTGTTGTATTAAGCCCACTTATCAAAAGTGGATAGAATTGGAAAGCTGTTGAATCATAACTACCATGTAGAAATTGAGGTGCTCCACTCACCGGGAACACAATACCTTTCACCCAGTACCCACGATTTAAAAATACAAGTTGTCCATCGGGTACACCCGATGATACTGATGTGTCATAGAAACCAGTATTAAAGGTTTTTTGAGAATTGAAATCTGTGGGAAAAGCTGGCAGAGCTTTTGAACCAAGACCAAACACACCCACCTCCATAACATTACCAGCAGCAGTACCTACATATCGACTAGCTGCATGGGTGTTATTCGTAAAGTTTTCATTCATTTTTGCGCCAGTTGAACGGAATGTATCTCCACCTGCGCCAGTCGGAGCTGAACCTAGATTTACTGTTTGAATTGTCATTTTCTTACTCGCATAAAAAAGCCCCTAAAAAGGGGCTTCAAAAGGGTTTAAATTAAGGGTAAAAAACTTGGGTGAATGTCGTTGAGATTTGCCAAACATCGCCACCTAAACAACGGGGTTGATATTCTCCAGCTTTAACTCTGACTTCACCGTCTAATGGTGAATCCCAAAGGAACGAGTCAGCACCCTTATGTTGATCGAAGAATGCTTTGATTTGCATAATTTCAGCTTTATAAGCCGTTCTTTGATATGTCCATTCACCAGATCGGTTATTGATACCTACAGCAATGTTTTGTTCATACCCATCACCAAATTTGCTTGATAACGTATTAAAGCGCTGAGTATTACTATTTCCGTCTAAGTCGCATTCGAAAGTGAATTTAAGGTTGCTCATAAATTGAATCCATAAAAAAACCGACCTCTAAATG